ATCTCGACGGTATTGGTGTCGAGATACACGCCCTGAAGCGCGACGTTGATGTCCCGCACGATCTGCGCCGGGGTCTTGGTCCCGACGCCGCTGCTGTTGACCCAGTACGTCGCCGAGCCGGTGCCGTCCGCCGCCGCCGTGGTCGTGGTGACGCCGGCGTAGTTGATCAGGCCGCCGAGGCCCTTCTCCGTATCGCCCTTGAGCGTGAGGTTGTACATGAACTTCGTGTAGACCAGACGCGCAGCGCGAGCGCGGCGATCGGCGAGCGTGCCGCCGATCTGGATTGCCGCGTTCACTTCCTCGATGTTGTACTGGTAGCCGATGGCCGCCAGATGGAAGGTGCGGGTCTGCATGTCCTGCGACACGTCGGCCAGCGGCACGTCCTTGGCATAGCCGGACTGCCACTTGGCCTTGCCGGAGATGTCGGACGTGTAGGTCAGGATGCCGGGCGACCATTCCGGGCCGCTGGTATCCACGAAGGCGAGACGAGAGAAGTCCCAGTCCGGGAACTTCGTCTCGTAGACGCGCTGGTTGACCTTGAACGCCTGCCCCTGCACGAAGGCAAGGCGCTGAGCGTCGGAAACCTGAACATGTGCGTTCATGGCGATCACCCCGAAACCGAGACAGAGAGAACCGGGCGGCGGTAGCGGATGATGCCGATGGAGCCATCGGCTCCGGCTTCATCGAACTGTGCGCCCGGGATGGTGACGACGGTCGCGGACTGGGCCGCGTCGGTCCACTCGTTGTTGGCGGTATCCCAGCGCGCCTGAGCGCCCTTGGCGACCGTCTTGCCGAGCAGAACGCCGATCACGCCACGCTCGCAAATCGGAACGTTGGCGTAGCGAGGATACGAGTCCGCGGTGGTGGCACCAATGGCCGGGAGGACCTGCGACGCTTCGGTGATGCCGAGAACATTGCGACCGTTCGTGGCATCAAGCGGGATGCAGGTGTGTTCGCCGGTTCCCACCATGACGGGCGCGCCGAAGGCAATCGCCGTGGCGCTCTCGTTGGTCCGGGTGATGGTGTTCCATTCCTCCATGTTCGCACGGCGGCCGAGCGCGTATGCGGGAATGGTATCGCGATAGGTAAAAGCCATGATCAGGCCTCCTTGCGCCATGCGTTGAGGTCAGTGACGCTCTTGTCCCAGGCGCCCTGCGCCTGCGAAGCAGCGTCGGTTACGGTCGGTGTGATGCCGGAGCGGATCGCGCCAGCGACCGGATCGGCCGTCTTTGCGTCCTTGGCGACGGCCTTGAACATGCCGAGGATTTCCGCCTCGGATGCGTCCTTGACCAGTTCGTCGCCGAGCTTGGCAGCGACCGCCGCCTTGCGCAGATCGGCATCGGACTTGCCGGCCGTCTCGATCTTGGCATCGATTGCCTTGACCGCTTCGACCAGTTCGGCACGGTCGGTGACCAGCTTGTCCACGTCGATCTTCGCCGCGTCCTGCGCGGTCTTGAGATCGGCCTTGAGCTTGCCGATTTCCTCGTCCTTGGCGGCGATGGCCTTGGCGTGGTTGGAAGCGGCTTCGGTGAGCTTCGTCTGCGCGTCTGCGACGGCCTTCTGAAGCTTGTCGATGGCGAGGGCGCCCTGATCGGTGGTGCTCACCGACAGACCGTCCACGACCACAGTGCGAAGTGCGTCACTCATTGTGCGCGTCTCCATTTTCGTGGTTGGGAGGATCGGGGCAGCGCCCCACGTTGTGCGTTCTTTCCCGCCGTCACCCGCATCACCGATGCGAAGCTCTGATCCGCCGCGCGCCGCAGGCACGATGGCGACATGATTCATGCGAAAGCCGCTCATCACGGCGTCGTAGGGCTCGCCAGAAGGCGAAACCCCGTCCTGAAAGGTGAGCTGAACGTCGTAGCCCATCGAAAGCTCACGAACGCCGCCCTCGACCAATGTGATCGCGTTGCCGTCGCGAAGCGTCATCGGCACGCGGACGAATTCACCGTCGCGCAATACCTCGTCGCCCACCTCGCCGACTGCCACGTCCTTCCACGTCTTTTCCGTGACGTTCTCGCGCGGGTGCCCGAGCGTGACCGGGACGCCGGCATAGGTCTTGATCGCATCCCGGCTGAACACTTCGGCCTCGGGCCGGTAGACGCGGATCACGTCCTTGTCCTCGAAGCCGAGTTCCGAGCCGCGATATGCCTGCACATTGCCAGCGCGCGCCACGCGCGCATCGAGAATGGCAAAGCCGTCCGCCGTCCGGCGTATCCCGCCGTCCGCGACCATCTGGTCAGTGAATTTCATGGCTAGTCCTCGCGGACGGTCTCGAAGATTTCGGGGCCGAGGATGATCCGGCCCCGGTAAGGCTCAACCTTGCTGAGGTCGATTTCGCCGCCGATCTGAATCGAGATGTGCGGCTGGTATTCCGGCCAATCCCACGAGGCTCCGGCCTCGATGATCTCGCGATGACGCCAGACCAGTTCGTTCGCGGTGATCAGCAAGACGATGTACTTGCCGTCCTCACCAAGGCGCTCCATCTGGCGCGGACTGCCCTCGACCATCTCGATACGCTCAGACCAAGACGTGCCGACCGAGAACCAGTCCACCGGTTGGCGGCTGTGGGCAATCGTCACATGCAGATCGGGGACGACATCCGTGAACCCCTGCGACTTCGCCCATCGAACGATATCAGCGCGATTGAGCACGTCGCGTCGGACGTAGAGCGTGCGCGGCGCGGCGTCCGCAATGCGGTCTGCGTTCTGCTCCGCAGCGGGCCGGACTAGAGCCTGTTCTGCCAGGCCTTCGTCTTCCTCGCGCTGCTCGTACAGGTTGCCGTATTCCTCGACCTTCGCCTCAAGGCCCGGCATGACGCCCTGCTCGACAAGCTCATTGACCAGCGCGTCGGAAAGCGCGTCGACAGGGATCAGCTCGCCGGCCTGCGTTCCGGCAATTGCTCGGGCAGCGTCAGCCGTGGTCTTGAAGATGTCGGCCCGTTCCTTCTCCGTGACCTGACGGAGCGGATTCCACGTGTAGAAGATGTCCTCCGGTCGCGAACCGAGGGCGGTCCAGATCAGGCATTCGTCCAGCATGTGCAGCGCCGGCTCGATCTCCGTCGTCTGCAAATGGTTGATGTGGTCGAAATAGACTCTCTCGTCGCCATCGCCTGTGCCGGATAGCCCGACCGACGAGCGCCCGAACAACCGCGTGACCGGGATGCGCGACGCGCCGGCCACATTGTTCATGAACCGGTCCATCAGATCCGGCAGGCTGGCAAAGCTGGCGCTTTTCTGGCTGTACTCGTCTTCCTTGTCGAGAACGACAGCGCCGTTGATGCCCTTGATCGTCGCCTGCGCCGACATGCGCTTGACGACCATATCGTCCTGGTTGGCCCCGAGCTGGGTCATCAGGCCCTGGAACCGGAACACGTCCACCTTCGCCTCGAATATGAGGCTGTTGATGTTCGCGTTTGCGCTGTCCGCCTGCAACACCGCATCCATGGTCGATTGCAGGACGCTATCGCCCCAACCGCTGTACTGGTTCGTGATGTCGGGGACGGATGCGCCCTCGAAAACCACCAGCCGAGAAGCGTGGATGCGGATCGGCGAGCCGCCCTGCGACTGCAACTCGTAGTGCTCGGGCCGACCGTAATAGTCGCTGTAGATGTCCCGGTTGATCTGCCCGGGATTCATCTGCATCGGGGTCAGCACGACGAGGCCCTTGATCTCCCGAACCTTCGACGCGTCGAGCGGCTTGTCCGCCGCCCGCTCGCCCGTGCTGATGTAAATCGCCGCACCACCGAACAGTCGAGCCGCAATGAGCGCCTGCAACACCGTTTCGCGAACCCGAAGCCGCTTCTCGATCTTCTCGATCTTCGTGATCTGGTCTGCTTCGGCCCGCCAGGCGCGCCACTTCCGCGTTGCGTCCTGCGCCGGAATATCCACGATGGCGCGGGGAAGCCACGCCGAGCGATACGACGCCAGCAGTTGCTCGAACCCGAGCGGAGCGTACTGATAGGCGCTGAATGCGGCCTTGTCGCGCTGCGTTCCGAGGTTCGCAGCAACGTTGACGAGCCCGTCCGCCACAGGGCGATTGGTATCGATCATATCGCCCCCTGCCATTCGTAGCCCGTCGACAAGAGCGCATTGAACGCCCTGCTCGTACTGTCCGCATCATCGTCGTGGTCGGCTTCGGGGAAGCCTTCCAGCGCCGAAAACCAGTCTGCATTCCACGGGCCACGAAGGACCATGACATTGCCGGCCTCGGCCTGTGCCGAGAATGGCGAAAACCGCGTTACCTTGTCGCCGCTTTCGGGCGTGGCCCTTGCCGTGAAACCGGACAGCAACTTGATCAGGCTCGCTACCTGAGACTTGCCGGCCTGTCCGGGGTCTTGCGGCAGCGACACTTCCGTCTGAGGGCCGTCCTGTTCGGCGGTGTTCCGGATCAGGGCCTCGACGCCACTCGGCGACATGAACGCCTTAACGTGATGCCCAACGATGTATCGACCATCTGGCAGCCTGCCGACCTTCGTTCCCGCAGTCCCGTCCGGGTCATTGCCCTCGACCTTCGGCGTTGCCGCCAAGTCCCAGCCGCGCATCCACCGAACGCCCGCAGGCACTGCATCAACGATCTGGCACCAGCCGCGCTGAAACAGCAGCCCGGCGGCCGGCCTGATCTTCCAGTTACCGCCTAGAAGCCGCTCGCGCTCGACCGTGGGCAGCGCCATAAGGTTGGCGATGTAGCCAGGGTCGGCCGACATGAGCGCTTTGTTGTCGCTCAACTTGGCCGGAATGAACGTCACCGATTTCGGCGGGATCGGTCTTTCGTCGCCGTTCTCGTCCGGGGCAGTGTAGCCCGCCAGTTCCTCGGGTCGCTCCGCCCATACGATCTTGTCGCCGATGCGGACGAACCAGCGAAGGACGCCAGCTCGTTCTGGAATCGCGAAACCCGTGTCTTGGTCGATCCACCACGCGATGAACTCGGCAACCCAGCTGTCGGCATCGGGGTTGCACGTCGCCCTGATGTAGGGCCGCACGCCACTCATCGAACGATTGCGCGAGACCATGTACCAGAACTGCTTCGCGCTGAAATGCGTCAGCTCATCGAAGCAAATGAGTGGTATCTGCGCGCCCTGCCAGTTCAGGACGGTCTTGTCATGCTCCAGATGGGCGAAGCTGACCGCTGCACCGCTCGGGAAGATCCATTGCAGGTCCGGCGCGCTACGCGGGGTTGCCCGAACGTCGGGATAGAGCTTTTCGCTCTCGTCCCAAAGCCCGCCCTCGTTTCGCACCTGAACCAGAGTGCGACGGAAGAACACCGCACCAAACTCGGCATTGGCGACATGCCGCAGCGGTTCCATGAGCAGCGCCCACGTCTTCCCGCCTCCAGCCGCGCCGCCATAGATCGCGATGTCTGCCGGTGAAGCGAGGAACTGTGTCTGCGGCCCTTCCTGCGGTCGTATGATCTTCGGGGCGCCCTGCCCCGTCCTAGCCTCTGCCATTGTCTGGCAACTGGAAGATGGTGACCGGCGCGACCGGAGCCGGCAGGTCTTTCCCGTCCTTCCCCGTCAACTCCCGCCGGTTGGTGTAGCTGTCGCCGACCTCTTTCGCCGCCTGCTCCAGCAGCGATGCCGCCAGCACCATGTTACCCAGCGTCTCGGCCTTCTCTGCCATGCGCTGGAGCGTCCGCAACCGAACCGCGCGATGACTGATCGCGATCTGGCTGGTGTCCTCCAGA